AGATGGAGGCTCGTAGAATTGACCACAAAACCTATATTGACGCTAAGTGGTTGCTAGACCAGTACGACACCTTTAAAGACAAAGAAAAAGAAGAAGCGGTACTGGAGGCAATTAAAGGACTTTATAACTTCTTATACGACCATCGTACCGCCGATACTGAAACAGACCTTTTTGTGAGATTTAATAAAGAGGCGTTTTTGGCACAGCTTAAGTATTTTTCTCCTGAAGATGACAAACTTATTTAATCCGAAGATAGCTCCCACCTCCCTTACCAGAGAGCGATAAGATAGAGGATTTATCAACCATTAAGAAGTAGTACATGAAAATTGAACTAGATAAAGGAGGTTATGAAATCCACAACCGATGTTGCGTAAATAGTAACCATGTAGCCAGGTTTCTTGCTGGTGATTCTGAAGACTGGTGCCAGTGTGGTTTTGGTGAGTGTAAGGTACGCGTGGCAATCTCATATAACGGACATTCGCCTTACACATATATCCTTACCGAAAAAGAAATTGCCAATTTACCAACTCTATCAACCCCTAAAGAATGAGTATGAACTACGAACTGGCAAAAGAATTGAAAGACGCAGGATACCCGCAAAAAGAAGCACGTACTGTACAAAAAGGTATTACACCAAGCGGTAATAGGGGACCTTACTATTGCAAAGCACAAATAAAGAAAGGAGAAGTAAATGTTTGTGCGTGTTATGGAGAAATTTATAAAAAGAAAAAAATATGACAGAAATCACAAACAACGAATTTGTACGACAAACAATAGAATTGGTAAAAAGTATAGAAACCCGTTTCCTAGAAGTGGGAGCAAGACTATACAAAATCCGTGAAGAACGACTATGGGAAGGCACTTACAATTCATTTGAAGACTTCCTTGCCGAGATTAAAATGACTAAAGGAAATGCTTCAATCCTAGCTAGTGTTCATAAAAACTACGTTCTTGAGGGTGGAATTGAACCAAAACAGCTTGCAGGTATTCCCTATAGTAATCTTTATGAGGCAATCCCATTGATTGAAAAAGAAGGTGTAACCAGCGCAGCGGTCAAAGCAGAAACTCTTACACGATCAGAAATCAAAGACGAAGTACAAGAAAAGAAACTGGGTGTACACGAACACATTCCTAAAGATGACTCACGATGGGCAGTTTGTGAATGTGGTAAATTCATTAAAATCCATGAAGAAAGTTTATCTCAAACGTAAACCAATAAAGAAAGTTGCAAAGAAAAAAATAAAGAAAAAGCTAACAAGCCTTAAAAAGGCTGATACGGCTTTTTCTAAATGGGTACGAGACCGTGATGGCAAATGTGTCCGTTGTGGTAAAACAGAACACCTCCAGTGTTCCCACTTTTGGCCTAGAGGGGCATCTAGAACAAGATTTGATCCAGAAAATTGCGATACCCTTTGTTATGGTTGTCATTATGGGGACCGTTATCATGGTTGGGAATATTCAAAACAAGGAGAATACCGTGACTTCAAAATCAAACAATTAGGAGAAGAAGCCTATAAAAAATTAGAGGAGCGATACAATACTTTTATGCCTCAGCGTGAAGCAATAGAAAATGTTATGAACATGTTATCTATTACAAATGACAAAGATGTCGTATAATTAAATCCAATGGAAGTCTCAGAATACCTCAGAACAATACTTACTCCAATGGTGAAACACCGTGACTCAATTACTATTGATGAATCACAAGATGCAATGGGAGTACTACTGAAGGTAACCGTGCATAAAGAGGATATGGGTATAGTAATTGGCAAGTCCGGTGAAACAGCACAAGCAATACGTCATATTGTCCGTATTGTAGGCATTGCCGGTGATGCTCGCGTAAGTATCAAAATCAACGAACCTGTGAAAACAGGATAGAAGTTTAATTAATATTAATGATAAACATATGTCAGAACAACAGAAAACACCAGAAGATCGCGCAAAAGACTTTATTCAAGAATACGGGGAACTAGTAAAGAAGCACAATATTGATTTTGCTACCTATCCACAATGGGTACCTGATGGTCAGGGTGGTTTTAGGACTGTCATTCAAAATCAGGCAATGGATGTAACTCCTAAAGAGGAGTCAATCCCTACCCCATTCGTAGAAGAAGAAAAGTAACATGAACCTGCTAAACAAGGTATTTGATTCAGTCACTAAGAAAATAGAGGAAGAAAAAGTCCCGAAGTTTTACAGTGAAACTGACAAGCCTAAAGGCAAAGCCACTATTGTAGAAGACGAACCATTACAAGACTTGTTTAACGAAGACGAACATGATCAAGCCAGTTAATGGGCATTTGCTCATCGAACCACTACCCCAGGAGTCTTTTATCGCTTCAGACAGAGAAACCTACCAAGAGATTGGTGTAGTTATTGATTATGACGCTGACTTTGATGACGACACAGCTGTCTGGACAGGCACTACGCTTAGTAAACCACCACAGTTGATTAACAAAGGAGACAAGGTTTATTTTGACTCGTGGTTGGCTGCTAAATTTCCCAAAGACCGCGACTCATTCTATTGGCTTGTAGAATGGTCAAACGTTCGCGCCGTGGAATATGCTGAGTAAGCGTTATCAAAACTCAGAATGTCGTAACAACTACCTTCACGACTTCCGACAAATACAACAAACCAGTCAAGGCTACTTAGAACGCTGCACCAGATGTGGCAAACAGATACACTTCCCTTACAATATCTCAAACCATATTTATCTTAGTTGGCATATACGTTCTGCCTTACAACCTAATGACCCTTTATACGCTAGAGAATATAAACAATGAAAGACAATTTACACTTTTCAGCCCAAGACAAACTAAAAGCAGGTATTGATAAAGTCGCCCAAGCCGTAGGTAATACTATGGGTACGGGAGGTAATAATGCCATTATTGAGGCTATTGAAGCTCCTGGCTACCTGACCACAAACGATGGGTACAGTATTGCAAATGCCGTACACCTTGCTGACCCTATTGAAAACCTAGGAAAGCAGATTCTCCTTGAGTCTATCAATCGTGCAAACAAAGCTAGTGGTGACGGCAGTAGTACAACTTGTGTCACTACAGCCGCTATCATTGAAGAAGGACTAAAATACATCAAAGACCATCATCCTATGGATATCAAACGGTCTTTAGAGGATTGTATTCCCCTTATTGAAGAAAGCCTTGACCTTCAAACACAACACCTAGTGAAAGAAGATGGCACATTTGACGTAGTAAGGTTGAAACAAGTAGCTACTATTTCAGCAGAAGATGAAGAAATTGGTGCTACTATCGCTGAAATCTATAAAAAGATTGGACAAAAGGGTATTGTGTATTGGGATGTATCTAAGACAGGTAGCGATCATTACACAATTGGCTCAGGTATCACGGTAGAAGGAGCAACCTACGCTTCACCATACATGTGTGACGCTACTGAAACAGGACAGAATACTAACCAAATCCGCATTAAGAATCCGTACATTCTCCTTACTAAACAAAAGATTGCCAGCTCATCAGACTTCAACAATATCGCTCAAAAACTGTTTGAAAAGGAGGTAAAGGACATTGTGGTATTTGCGGATGACTTTGAACCACTCATCATAAACGACTTAATTCTAACCAGAGCAAAGAAAGGTTTTAGAATTGTCCTTATAAAAATGCCTGTCCTTTTCAAAGATGTATGGTTTGAGGACTTAGCTTTAGCTACAGGCGCAAAAGTAGTAGACGCAACCGCAGGTTTCCCCCTAAAGGACTTGTCTATAGAACATCTAGGACGTGTTGGAAATATCATCATAGACAAACAAGACACTTTCCTAGATGGTATAAACGATGTCTCAGAGCATATTAAAGCACTAGAAGAAGACAAGACTGAAGAATCAGACTTACGAGTAGCTCGACTCAACACCAAGACCGCACGTTACTTTGTAGGTGCTCAAACAGAGTCAGCCCTATCATACCGTCGTCTTAAGGTAGAAGATGCCATTGCAGCGGCATTTCAGGCTCTTAACGGGGGTATTGTAGCTGGTGGTGGTGTGGCACTACTAAATACTACTCAAGTACTACCAATCACAATTGGTGGTAAAATCCTCTCTACAGCCCTTACAGCGCCTCTCAGGACTATCTGTAATAACAGTGGTATCGAAAATGCACCAGAGGTTGGAGGAACTATTGGTTTCAATACCAAGACAAGGGAGTTGGTGGATATGTTTGAGGAGGGAATCGTGGACCCTAAAAATGTCGTTCTCAACGCAGTGAAGAATGCAGTCAGCGTAGCGGCTACCGTGCTTACAGCCCCTACAATTGTATTGCTTCCTCGCATGGAAATGCCGCAACAGGAACAGCAGACTCTCATTCAACGGTAAAATGAAAGCCACACCATCACAGCCAGAATGTCATGGTAAAAAGAGATACACCAAAAATGAAGTTTACCGGACTAGAAAATACGTAGGCAGAGCCAGAGACAAAGATGTAAGGATTTATCAATGCCCAGACTGCCACGGGTGGCATGTCACTAAAAAAGGAACCTATGAATAAAAATACAGTAGATTACTTGAACTTGGTATATGACATTGACCAAAAACGTGGTCAATGTGACGAAGGATGTTATAAGTTCACTTTAGAAGAAGCAGAAAAAGCCATTGAGTTAGTCAAAGAACAACATGGTAACTTATCTCCAAAATTCCATGTTGACCATTATCACTTAGTGAAGTCCTATGAGTAGTACATTTAAAATCAGAGGAAAGTGTGAAGGTTGTCGAAAGCAGAAGTGGTTTATACAGACCCGCAAGGTAATGTTACCTATTGGCAAAGTAGCCACTAGTCACGACCTCTTTTGTAGTAGTTGTTATAAAGCAGTAAAAAAAGAAATATGCAAGAAATAGAACACAACCCTGAAAAGAACCACAAAGCAATCTCAATTATTCAAATGGAAGATGGCAACTGGAAAGGTTGGATGTGGCGATGGGGTAAACTTATAGAAGTACGTGAAGGAGACCCAAACACCGTATTGAATACCCTTTTAACTCATAGCTAGTTTCACCGTAAAACCCACTATCCACAGGTGGGTTTTATTGTAGTTGACAGCCAAAGCGGTTTGGTATAGTATATAGGTAAGCAAGGAGCTAACCACCTTGCACCAACAAGTATGAGTTACTCAGAGCAAGAAGCACGATGGGAACGCGAAGAAGAAATTGCCAAGGCAATGGAAACTTCAGACAGCGAAGCACTTTACCAGCTCGCTGGACTAGAAAAAGAAGAAGGTAATGACGAAGTAGCAGCAGAACTTATCCGAGTAGCCCGCATGATAGATAACGCAGACTGGGCATACGACAATGCCATTGGCAATTAGTATGAAAAAATGTGATTGTAAATTACAAAACGGTAAATCGTGTGAACACGGTTACCGATTGAACACACCAAACGCAAGTAAATTATTAAAAGCATTGCGTAATATCAAAAAATAGCATGTACGCCTACGAACTACTACCCCGCTTAACCTTTCTCACCCTAACAGTGGACAACACACAAGAATATTGGGAAGAAAGATTAGAATGGATAGGTACAGACAAACAATGGTCTGAAGTTACCAAAATGGAAATGAAATTATCATGAAACATGAAATGACAATCCTTCACCACAAGGACAACAAGAAAGCACTTAACGTGGCTATTCAAAACAAAACCAAACTCAACCGTTACAAACACAAGGAAATACCATCATTCAGTAAGATGGAACGTCTCCTTTCAAAAACAATGAAAGACTAACATGTCAGTAAATCAGATAGACGTCAACGCAGTAAACCAACGAGTAAAAAACGAAGCAGCAGTAGCTTTAGGCCGTCTAGGAGGGCTTAAAGGTGGCAAATCAACCAGTGAAGCAAAGAAACGTGCAGCTCGCCTTAATGGACTTAAAAATAAGAAAAAAACAGCATGAAAGTAACAATAGCAATCCTCATCCTTTGGTTGGTAACAGGTGGTATCTACGCCTACGGAACAGTCAGAGACTTACAAGCAGACCTACGTATAGAAAAAGAACTATACAAAACCTGTGAAGCAGACCGTATGTGGAAGGAAATCCAAATCAAAGACTTACGTGTTTCACAGTAAAACTGTATGCCATTAAGTAATACATCACCTAAGATTCACTTACCTGAATGTGTTATAGATTTCAAGAACATACCAGACGAACTTGCTTACTGCTTTAAATGTAAAAAGGATGTAAGAAATCCGCAAGGAAATGCTGAATATGGTATTCGATGGTACGTAACAGGATTTGAACATACACATTGCGAGAACACGAAGGTTTCACAGTAAAACTAACACCTATACACTAGATACATCACATGGTCTGGTGTATATTTGTATGTATATGACTACTCTAAGACAGAAAAAGGTCGCTCATGAAATAGTAAATGATTTCAAAACAGGTAATGTTAGAAGTGCTGCTGAAGTGTTGGAAAGTGTGGGCTACGGCACTGGACTACAGAACTCACCAAAACGAGTATTAGAAAGTGAAGGCGTAAAAAATGAATTTGAAAGACTTGGTTTTGATGAAGATAAAGCAAAAGAAGTAGTAGGTCAAATACTCACAAGTGAAGACGAGGAAGCAAAAGATAGATTAAAAGCAGCCGAAATGATATTTAAGGTTTTTGGTAGTTTTGCGCCAGAAAAAAGAGTTAATTTAAACATACAAGAAAAAGAAATAAGTCCAAAGGTTCAAGAATTTGCACGTAAATTGAATTATGGAATTACTGACTAAAGAAGAAATGATACAAGCCGCCAACTTGTATCCGTATAGTTGGACACTTCAGAATGAAATAAAGAACGAGGTGGGTTTACCATTGGATTTTGATAAAAGACCGTGGCTTAAAGCTATATACAACGACCTAAGCCCACACCAAGCGTTCCTTAAACCTCCTCAAATTGGAGCAACCGTAATGAATACCCTTAAATCACTATGGGTAGCTAAAAACCTACGTAGACAAATCATTTATACTCTTCCCACTCAAGGAGACGTACAAGATATGGTAGGAGGTTCTTTTAACCGTATCATTTCCCAAAACCCTATACTAATGGACTGGGTAAGAGACCACGACACTGTAGAACAAAAATCAGTAGGAGAGTCGATGATATTCTATAGAGGTACGTTTACCTCAAAGCAGGCCATGATGATTCCATCAGGGCTTAATATTCACGATGAAGTAGACGCGTCAGATCCAAATGTTATCGTGCAGTACGAGAACCGTCTCCAAGCTCAAGAAGATGGTGGCTGGCGGTGGTACTTTAGTCACCCTAGCCTATCAGGGCATGGTGTAGATGTATATTGGCAACAGTCAGACAAGAAAGAGTGGTATATAACTTGTTCTAAGTGTGACACAGAACAAACCCTACAGTGGCCACAGAATGTAGACATGGACCATAAACGCTTTATTTGTAGCCATTGTAAAGAGATTCTAAGTGAGGAAGATAGAGCGTATAAAGGATGCTGGAAGAACCAAGATGGTGTAGTGTGGACTGGAGAAATAGCAGGGGATTACCTATTCTCAGGCTGGCACGTAAGCCAGTTAATGCTGTACAACAAGACTGCCAAGCAGATAATAGACGCATACAATGACCCTCTAAAGGACAAACAATACTTCTATAACTACGTACTGGGACTTCCATATGTAGACTCAGACGACCGTATTGACCCTGCGGTGGTACTGCGTAATTGTGTAGATACCGTAAACGACCAGACAGACCGTGTGGTTATTGGTGCAGATACAGGGCATGGCATTCACTTTGTGTGTATGAACAAGCAAGGTGTTTTCTACTATGAACACGCCACGACTATCAGTGCCAGTCAAACACCGTATGACCGTGTCAAAGAACTATTGAAGCGCTGGCCTAAGTCTATAGCAGTCTTTGACCAAGGTGGTGACCTTATTGGAGTGCGCCAGTTGCAGTCAGAGTATCCCGGCCGTGTATTCCTTTGTTTCTACAACAAAGACCGCAAGAGTATTGAACCTATTGAGTGGGGCAGTAATGATGAATACTGGAAGGTACGAGTAGATCGTAACCGTATGATGACCCTAGTAGTAGAACAGTTACGTGATACAGGACGTATTCTACTCAATGGTACTAAAGACGAATGGTATGACTTCGCAGCTATGTTTGGCAATATGTACCGTGAAAAGATTGTAGCTAAAGAACAAAAAGGTAAGGATGACCGTACACTCTATGGTAGTGAGTATGTATGGAAACGTAACGGACCAGACCACTTCGCACACGCTTTTCTTTACGCAATGGTGGGTATGCAGCGTTTCGGTGGCGGAGAAGCTAAGGTAGTAGGAGACAATGTATACACAGGTATGCAATCAGGACGTATCGTACAAGCACCAGTTATCAACAGTTTTGCACCTGACGCTTTTACAAAGGAGAATCAAGTGTTATTATAAAAACAATTTCCGGCATTCAGCTTAATAAATATATTTAGCGTACATGGCTGATGAGACTAGCCCGTTCTCACTTAACGTGAGAGGGGTAACAGATTTGGTTGAAAACCAAACAAATAAAACACCATCAGGTGCTGGTGATTCTGTTGAAGGTGCAACGGGCGCAAAGTATGACGCCCTCAGTATTTCAATGTCAGATGAGGAGTTGTTGAAACTACGCAATGACATAGAAGCAAAGTATGCACCATATGAAGCTAAGTTTAAGAAGTGGGCAGAACGCAACCTTGAGAGTTATTTAGGCAAGAAGAAGGACGGTCAATGGCTTACTGAAGGTGGTCCAATTGCCGCTAACCTTCAATTTGAATCAGAAGAAACCTTTCTTTCAGCTACCCTAGCCAAAAACCCAGAGCCTGTTGTATGGAGTGATAATTCAGAAGCAGGTAACGAGCTTGCTACCTCAGTTAAGACAATGCTTGCGTTCCATAGCGAACAGCTTGTCCTTAAGCGTAAGTTTGCCCTCATGGTACGCCAGTGGTCTATCTACCACTTAGGCGTTATTAAGTATGGTTGGAAGCCTGTAGACGGTGATGATACTAAGGGTGACGTAGAAGTAATGAACCGAAGGATTCAAAACTTTATCTTTGACCCTGAAGGGTATGTTGACGCCTATGGTGATTTTATTGGTACTCTTGGTGAACGTGTAGAAATTACCGCAGACAAGCTAATTGAAATGTTCCCTGAACACAAGGAATACATTGTTTTGCAGGTAGATGGCAAGCTAGGCACTAAGGTCACTTACACTGAATGGTGGAGTGCAGACAATACCTTTACGTTTGTAACCTTCAAAGAAAAGGTGCTAGATAAGCATAAAAATGAATACTTTAGATACCCAGAGCCAGAAGTAGATGTACTTACAGGTGAGCCAGTAATTAATGAGATGGGTGAGCCAACAATGAAGCAGCATTTAAACCATTTTGCTGCCCCTAAGAAGCCGTACACATTCTTTAGTGTATTTTCCCTACAGGAACAACCACATGATATTACAGGACTTGTAGAGCAGAACATTGCCAACCAGAAGAAGATTGCAGACCGTAGTGAACAGATTGACTATAACGTAGCAGCTTCTAATAACGGGTACGCCTACTCAGAAGATAACTTCACACAAGAAACAGCCAAGCAAGCTAGTAACGCTCGCCGTAAGGGCAATCCTATTCTTGTCCCTTCAGGTGGACCAATTGACCGTGCTATTCTTCCACTCCCAGCGCAAGACCTCCCAGCAGCTATCTTTAATGAGCTAGAAATAACCAAGAACGACTTACGTCAATCATGGGGTATTAATGGTATTGTGGCGCAAAAGCCAGACGAAGACCAGACAGCTCGTGGCATGATTATCAACCAGTCAAACGATACGTCTCGTATTGGTGGTGGTATTGGTGATGCGCTTGAACAGGTAGCTTCAAGTACCTTTAACTGGTTAACTCAGTTGTATTACGTCTTTTATGATGAACCACACTACGCGGCTATCATGGGTAACGCTAAGGCAGTAGAATTCATTACCCTTTCAAACCAAGACCTTAACCGTATTCTTATTGTTTCAGTATCACCTGATTCACTAAAGCCAAAAGATGAGGTAACTCAAATAAACCTAGCCCAAGCCCTATTTGATAAGGGTGCTATTGGACCAAAGACTCTTCTAAAAATGTTGGACTTCCCAGACCCAGACCAAGCAGCCGCAGATGGAGTCCTTTACAAGACTGACCCTATGGCATACATGCAATTAAACTTCCCAGAGGAATTCGCACGTATGCAACAGTCGCAGCAGATGCAAATGCAACAGCAACAAATGCAACAAATGGGCGGTGGCGCACCTCCCGAACAAATAAACGGAGAACCACCACAGACTATCAGCCAAGACCCAGCCAGCGCAGCACTCAGTAACGTCCCCTTACCAGGTGTCCAACAATCAGGACCAGCATTAAGTTAAATAAATTATGTCACTAGATAAAGCATTGAAGAATAAGGTTCGGACTTTAAAAGTAAAATCTACACCTTCATCAGAATATACCCATTCTTTTCACAAGAAAAACAAAACAGAAAATGAACGAGGGGAACATCAATCAAATTATAAGTACATTCCAAATAGTCGGAAAATAGAAAAATAACTTTATGAAGCCAAACACAAGTGCATTCACCCCAGCACTCAACAACATTAGGGGAACAAAGCCAAAATCAGCCCTTGATGAGGCATTGAAGAAAAAGGCAAAGCCAGCAATTAAACAGTACGGTGACAAAGGTTACAAACCTTCTAACGGTACCGGAGTCGGCTACTAAGTTTTACGGTGAAACACGGGTTGTAAAGCTCCCGTCAAAAGCTTGAATATCAATACTAAAAGTCCTAGGAATAGGCGTAATCGCTAGAAATAGCCAACACATATGAACGAATTAGAAGCATTCCTTAAAGGAACAGAAGAGCAGGATGATTTGCTTAACCAAAGCCTTGAAATTGAACCTGAAAAGGTAGAAGAGCAAGAGGAAGAGCAACATGAGGAAGATATAAGTCCAAAGACTCGCAGAGAGCGACGGCTTAAAGAGAAGTTGGAAGCTGAAAGACAATCAGCTATCGACCTCGCTAATCGTTTAGCACGACTAGAAGAAGCACGGGCAGTCCGTGACGAAGATGAAGAATATCTTAAGGGTATCGAACGCATTTACGGCACAGATTCACCTGAAGCTCAAATGGCTACCGAGTTACTCACTAAAGCTATTGTCGGGGCGCGTGATGACGCTGAACGCAGGGCATACGAACGTATACAGTCAGAACGTCAAAACGAGTCACAAGCAGTCCAACAGGCAGAATCAGAACTTGATTCCATTGTTGATGACATTGAAGATAGCTACGGTGTAGAACTAACAGAATCCCAAGAGCGCAGTTACTTTGAACTCTTGCAAAAGATGTCTCCAAAAGACCGAGAAGGTAATGTCGTTAGTTTGGCAGACCCTTACGCAGTCTTTGAAATCTTTTCTGAAAAACTCCAAAAAGGAACGGATAATCGGGCAAAATCATTATCAAGCCGTTCGATGGTACAAAGTGGTGCTACTAAAGACAGCACACTTAAAGATGACGCAATGGAGCGTTACCTAGTCGAAAACGGCATAATTTAAAAACTAAACTTATATGGCACCTAATGTAACACTTCAGGCTACCGTAAATCAGTACCTTGCACCCTACTGGGTAGATCAGGTACTTCGAGACAACCTCTTTTTCGGTAAACTGATGACTAAGACAAAGAAGTGGGATGGTGCTCAATACCTCATCCCAATGAAGTACCAGAAGGGCGTCTCTTCAGTAGCGTTCAATGGTTACGACCTACTTCCAATCACACAGCAGCCAACTACTGTGAACATGACTTTTTACCCAACTTTCATTGCTACCAACGTTTCATTGTCTGGTTCAGACCTTTCGGTCAACGCTACTCCAATGCAGACTTTGAATCTCATGAAGGTAACAATGGAAAGTCGTAAGCAGGATGCTGCTGACGATGTTGGTAACTTCCTACAGGGTGACGGTACTAGCTTCGGTGGTAAGGCTCCTAACGGACTCGCTAACACTATCGACGATGGTACAGTTGCTTCAACTTACGGTGGTCTTTCACGTACTACCTACTCAGGTCTTAACGCAACTAAGACTGCTTCAGGCGGTACTATCTCACTCGTAAAGGTACGTACTCTTTGGAACGCTATTGCAGATGGTCCAGTACAGCCTGACTTCATCATTACTGATTACACCACATGGGGTTACTTCGAGCAGCTTCAGACTCCATTCCAGCGAAACACTGCTGACTTTGGTCGTGACGCAGGTCGTACTGCTTCAACTTCTGGTTACAGCGCACAAATGTGGGATGGTATGGAAATCAGCCGTGACAAGAAGGTAACTTCTGGTAGTTTCTACATGCTCAACATGAAGGACACACTTGACTGGTACGCACTCAAGTGGTGGGAAGGAGAGCGAGTTACTCCAAAGGCTAAGGACATTCAGGGTAACATTTACGAAGACCGAACTTACGCACCTTCTGATGCATTCACATGGACTGGCATGATCAAAGCTTACAACCAGGGCACTATCAATGGATTCATGATTCTTGGTGGACAGCTCATTTGTAAGGCTCCATTCCGTAACGGTGTTCTCACAGGCATCACAGGTGTATAAAGTTTATAGGTAACTAATTCATAATACCTATGACTCAATACATCGAGGACGTATTGCCTCCAATCCAGTCAGCTGGACTCAATACGCAAAAGGCATTTAGTACTACAAGTACTCTTGCTTCAGGCGCACAAACTGTAACTGGTGCTGTTTCAGCAACAGGTACAACCACTTCACTTAGCGGTACTGCAACCACAGCCGGTGGTGCAACTGCTGCGGCATTCTCAATGGGTACTGCCGCAGTTGGTATTTACTTCGGTTCAGGCGCACCAACTATCTCAGCTGCACAGGGTAGTCTCTACCTTCGTACTGATGGTTCAAGCACATCAACTCGACTATACGTAAATACCAATGGCTCTACTACTTGGACAAACGTAACTACTGCCGCTTAATATGACTAAGGTTGTAGAGGCTGTAAAAAAGGCAGTAACGAAGAAGCCTAAAGTAGTAGAAGAAACCGTTACAACTTGTGAAAAGTGTAACGGTACCGGACTACTCGACGTCAACAACATTTGTGTTGTCTGCGACGGTTCAGGAATGGTTTCCTAAAAACCTATGACGCCGACACGGTGGCTGCCCACGTTTTAGGGGGAAAGAGACGTGAAGGGAATTAGTAAATTAAAGTTAAAACTTATATGTCTAGAATTACTCAACGAGCTGCCAATGGTCCACTTGCACTTGTGGCTAACGGTGCTTTTCAGACTTCAACAGACGCTTCACTTAAGACTATGGTGGGAACACGATGGGACTTGAGCGATGGTCGTGAACTCCTTTTGGTTCGCGCTGGTGCAGTTGATGTTGCTGCTGGTAAGCTCTATCAGGATGCTGCTATTGTAGCTAACCACCAAAACCTTACTGTTACTGCGTACACTGCGTACTCAAACAACGGTAACGTACCTGCTTCTGTAGCAGTTACTCTTGGTGCAACCGCAGCAACAGCTAACCAGTACGCAGGTGGTCTCCTTATCGTGAACAGTTCAACTGGTCTCGGTCAGACACTACGTATTGCTTCACACCCAGCTGCAAACTCAGGTGCTGGTCTTGTACTTACTCTAGAAGAAGGTGCTGTTACAGCAATCACAACCTCTTCAAAGGTATGTCTCATCCCACCACACGGTGCTGATGTAATCATTAACCCAACTACACCAACTGGTGCTGTTGCGGGTATCGGTTTGTACATCGTACCAACTACTACCTACGGTTTCCTTGTTTCTCGTGGTATTACCGCAGGTCTTGCAGATGGAACAATCACAGTCGGTACTCCAATTTCACCCTCTACTTCAGTAGCCGGTGCATTGGTACAGACACCATACGCAACAAACGTGGTCACTGCGGCTGTTGTTGGATACGCCAACCAAGCTGGTGTGACAACTGAATACCGTTCAGTATTCATTAACGTCTAACCTATCCGTAAGGCTCCCTAATACTAGGGGGTCTTATCGGGTCTATTAGACTCGGAACTTTGTTAAAAAGTAATCTAGCCTGTTAAAGGCACAAATATATGCCAGACGATAAGTCAATTATGAAGTATGAGTCAGTTCTCCCAGAGAACTTTGACGGTACATTCAAGTTTAGTAATTGGTCAGACGAGGACTTTGTTGGAAAGTGGAATAGCAAGGAATATCGTTTCCCTGCTGGCACTACCGTACCAATGGTAATGCCAGAACACTCACCACTTGAAATCCAGCACATCCGTAAGAAGTTTGCTAAAGACCTTGCTGAACGTGAGTTCTTCAAAACCAAGCGATACGAAACGTTCCGTAACCGTGAAGGCTTAAAGGATGATATGGGTATGATCCAGCCACGAGGACAGGGAATGTCACACGCTGGTCAGTACACCATTGAAGACCTTACGCCATTCATTCTTAAGGGTCTTGAACCACTCCCGAACGGGACACTCACTACAGCACCAGTGGCTAAGGTACCACTAGAGGACATAATCCACCGGGATGACGAGGGTAATCTCGTAACCGAAGCGATTGATAAGAAAACCTCACTTAGAGACCGAGCCTTAAAGGGATAATATGAAACTACTAGCAAAATCAGATATACACCAGAAAAAGACTGCCGAACAAAAGCAGACTTTGGATGAAGGTAAAAAACTTGCTAGTACGATTGACCGTCTGCGTGAAGTGGCAGCCCAAGAAGAAACCTCACTAGAAAAGTTTCGCAGTGAAACTCTCGCTAGTATCCATAAGGAGACTTCTGAAGCTGCTACAAAGCGTGACGCTCTATTAGGCGATGTACGCGAGCTACAGATAGCCCGCCAGAAGGCACTGGAGCCGCTCACAAGCGAATTAAACCTCCTAGAAGTAACTAGAGAGGAATTGGCGCAAAAAGCCCAACACAACGTAGAAATAGCCGCCACGTTAGACGCGTGGGAGCAATCACTCATAGAGAAGTATAAAGAGTTATCCGATACCCTCTTACGGGCAGAAACCAAAGAAGAAGCTGCTAGAGTTAAAATGGAAGAAATAATCCGATTAGAGGAGTCAACCAAACAATCTAGCGAAGAAACTCGCAAAGTTAGGGACGAAGTGGAAACTATCCGCAACACCCTACAGGGAGAGCTTGTACACAGAGAACAAATGTGTACCAACAGGGAAACCAGTATTATACTTAGAGAGGAAACTCTTGAACAAGAAAGAAAGGCAATTCAGGAAGAAAAGATAAGGTTGGATGACCGTAGTCGCACGCTTGAAAGAGCATTTAATAGGCTAAATAAATAACTATGAATCCAACAGTCAGAACACAAAATGCCACCGTCACTCCAATCGCCAGTGCTGCCACAGCCCTTGCCGCCAACAGCAAGCGTGTAGGCTTTATCCTACAAAATCTAGGTACTAACCCATTATTTGTAAAATACGGAAGCGCAGGGTCGTCTTCTGATTTTTCAGTAGTATTGAAAGGCTCGTCAGTACAGGATGATGGTACAGGCGGTGTTATTACTGCAGATTCTACCCTGTACACGGGTATTATCACCATTGCAGGAACTTCACCACGTTACACAGTAACTGAACTAGCACCATAAGTATGGTAGTAGACAACTCAGGCGCAACATATGTATTTGACGCCAATACCACACAAGCCATTGAAGAAGGCAAAAACCGCATTACTTTATTGCAGGTAGAGGAGCTTCGACTCAGTAATCTCAAGTCTTCACTTGAAAGCCAAATCATTACAGCTGAAAACTCACTTACATATAAAACCGAACAGTTGGACAAGCTAACTGTTGAAGTAGAGACAACCAATATTAAACTCAGTGACTTAAATGATGCTGTAGCTGGGAAACAGTCTGAATATGACAATCTTGTAAAGACAATACAAGACCGTACTGCATCCTTAGAGGTACTAGAGACTCAAATTACTGATCGTGAACAAGCAATAATGGAACGAGAAAACGCAGTGACAGTACGTGAACAGAAGTTAAACGACTTAGAGAACACCGTTTCACAAGACGCTGAAATTATTTCAGAAAAAAGACAAAAAATAGAAGACTTCCTTAAAGAACTATGAAAGTAACTATTCCCGGAGCTTCATCATTTACACAATTAAGTGACGTACCTCACACCTATTTAGGTGCGGCCAGTAAAGTTGTTGGTGTAAATGTTACAGAAACAGGATTAGAGTTTAATACAGGTGGTCCGGGTGGCTCAGGTATTACACGTACCGTAACTAATATTACAGGCAATACAAATGCAGGTTCAACTGCTTCTACTGATTATGTTTACAATTGTACCGGTCCACTTATACTCACCCTTCCCACTGCAGTAGGGAATACTAACCAGTACACAGTAAAACGTGTATCGGGTGCAGTAACCATAGCTACTACTAGCGCGCAGACCATTGACGGGAGCGCTAGTGCAAGCCTAACAGTAGATAATATGTCGCTTGATCTAGTATCAAATGGCTCTAATTGGAATGTTGTATGACATATGTACCTCCTAATCCTAACGGGCAAGCTACGATGGCAAATAGTTCGCCAGTGGTTTTACCTAGTAATCAAACTGTAGCAATAACAGGAACTGTAGACACCGAACTACCTGCTGCTGCTGCACTCGCCGATGGCGCTGCTAATCCAACCACACCTACAGTCGGTGCGGCCATTTCTGGTTTTAATGGTACAACGTGGGATAGAGTAAATATTGAAGGTACAAATGTAGACGCAGAGGCAGTTATGACTACTGGAGCGCTTGCTGTAGAAAACTACAACATGCTCTTTAACGGCACGACCTGGGATAGAGTGCGCGGTGATATTACAAATGGTCTTGACGTGGATGTTACACGCCTTCCTGCACTGGTAGCTGGTTCAGCGGTAGTGGGAAAGGTGGGTATTGACCAAACAACACCGGGAACTACTAATAAAGTCACTCTTGGTAGTGATGTGGTACACACTATTGTTGACTCAGGTTCAATGACGGTAAATGCCGGAACTAATCTAGACACTTCAGCTCTTGCTCTCGACGCTACCCTTACAGGTGGAACTCAAAAAGCTATTACTCGCGGAGGTGCTAAAGGTACAACTACAGCCGCAGACATTACCTCAAACCCTATTGACGCAAATACTCAAGCACTTCATGTTGATGGCTCAAAGGTAACTCAGCCTGTATCTATCGCCACCATGCCTACCACACCCGTTACAGGTACATTTTGGCAAGCGACACAGCCGGTATCTTTGGCTACCAATACACCAACTCTACAATCTGGTTCTACTACGGCAGTTACTCAGGCTACAGCAGCCAACTTACAAGCAACTGCTACGCAAGCATTGGGTTCAGCAGCAACAAGATGGTTTTCCCAAATATCAGATGGTACTAACTCACCAGCAGTAAAAGCAGCATCAACGGCTTCGGCGTTTACTGACCCAGCATTTACAGTTTCTATCAGACCCGGTGAATTGCTAGGTTCGACGGCAGCTTTGGCTGACGCAACAGCTAACCCAACTGAACGAAGAGATGCAGCAGACAACTTTCTCTTTAACGGTACTTCATGGGACAGACAAAGAGGTATGTCAGTAGCCACCACAACAGGTGATACAGGTGCCAAAACAGCCACAGGTAACGGTGCAACTCAAACAAACGTAGGAAATAAAGGTATTCAAGTAGTAATTGTTATTGGTACAGTTTCAGGAACTACTCCAACCTGTGTATTCAAGCTTCAGAACTCAGTTGATAGTGGTACTACATGGGTAGATATTCCGGGAGCTGCGACAGCTTCACTTACAGCAACAGGTAACTTCGGTATTTCAGTTTACCCAGGTCAGGTTGTTACCGCTGGTACAACTACCTCCAACACAACCGCAACAGCAAACGGTATTTTGGCACGCTCTTGGCGTGTTGTGTGGACAATTGGTGGAACTACTCCTTCATTTACCATTACTTCAATTACGTATAACTACATTCCAAACTAATATGGCAAACGCAAAAAAAGACAATAACGGAATATCCACATTACTAGGGGTGCTAGACACTAACGGTTCAACCCTAGTTCGTGTTAAAGTAAATGCAAGTAGCAATAATGCGCTACAAGTAAGCAACGGTTCTACAGGTACAGATAGAGGTCCCAGCATTGCGCCACGGGACGAAAATTTTGTTCCTGCCCTTATAGCAGTTTCCAGTGTTGATGGTGTGACGCCAGTAGTCGTGTATGCAGATACGAACGGTAAATTATTAATCAATAGCAACTAACATATGGCGGACGCTAAAAGAGACCAGAACTTTGTACCCACGTTGCTTGGTGTTTCAAACGCTGACGGAGTTACCCCCGTGGCAGTATATGCTGATCCAGTAACTCACCGCTTACTTGTAGATTTACCAACAGGCACAGGAACCGTTACATCAGTTTCCGTAGTCTCAGCTAATGGCTTCGCTGGTACAGTTGCAACCGCGACCTCAACCCCCGCTATTACTCTTTCCACCACTATTACTGGTGTCCTTTACGGTAACGGTACTTCTATCTCAGCACTTACAATTGGTTCAGGGCTTCAATTAGTTGGTACGACTCTATCAACTACTGGGGGCGGCTCTGGTGATGTTGTTGGTCCAGCTTCTGCTACTGACAATGCTATTGCACGATTTGACCTTGCTACCGGTAAGCTCATACAAAACTCTGCTGTACTTATTGCAGACACTACTGGTGTTATCTCAGGTACGCAGGGTGTCACTTTCTCAGGCGCTACAAGCGGCACTATTGCACTTATACCTACGGCTGTAGCAGGCTCTAATACACTTACCCTTCCTGCTTTGACAGACACAGTGGCAGTACTTGGTGCCGCTCAAACATTTACGGGTGCTAACACTTTTAGTGGTTTAAATGCAGTGCTTGTTTCTTCTTCAGGACTTACAGTACGCAATCCAGCCAACACATTCAAATATACTATTACAGGCGCAGCAATAGCCGCAGATCGTACTCTAAACCTACCTCTCATTACTGGTACAGATACTTTAGCTTCACTTGGTTTAGCGCAGACATTTACTGCTACACAGACGTTTGGAACACTTGTTGCCACAACAGTGAATGGTAATACGTTCACTACAGGTACATATACCCTCACTGGTGCAGCCGGGAAAACCCTTACTTTCAATAACTCAATTACTTTTGCGGGTACAGATGCGACAACAATGACGTTTCCCACAACGTCTAAAACAATTGCTGCCAATGATGGCAGCAACATGACACTAGCATCTCAAGCTATCGGCGACCTCATTGTGGCGACAAGCACCACAGCAATTGGCCGCGTAGCCGATGTCGCAGTTGGACAAGTACTTGTTTCAGGGGGGGTTGGTGTAGCACCATCTTATTCAGCTAACCCACAAGTCACCACAATTGAACTTGGTGCTGCAACTGATACAACCCTCGCTCGAGTCGCTGCTGGAATTATCTCTGTAGAAGGTGAAGTGATGAATGGTTACGCTACCACCGCTACTGCAGCTGGTACTACAGCACTTACTATTGCAAGCGCTCAAACTCAATTCTTTACAGGTTCTTCAACTCAAACTGTAACACTTCCAACTACTTCAATTATTGTCGGACAAACATACAGAATCGTAAACAATTCTACTGGTAGTGTTACCGTACAATCTTCAGGAGCTAACACTATTCAAATCCTTGGGGCAGGAATGTCAGCTACCTTTACAGCAATTGTGGCCACACCAACCACAGCCGCTAACTGGAGTTGTTCTCTGATTTCTTCAACAGGTGAAAATATTGCCCAGACAGCTTCTGCTAACGCAGCAACAGTAAACCTTGCGTATGTCACGAACACAATCACAAACAACTCAGCTGCTACTCTTACCATAACCATCCCAACTGCCGGAGCCATTGATGGCGAACGTAGAATGGTACGAGTACTAGATTTCTCAGCAGTAGCTCAAACACTGACTCTAGTAAATACAGAAAACTCGACAGTCACACCAGCAGCTACAACAAATGGATCAACGACATTGCCTTATACCTTTGGTGTTCAATACAACGCAGGTACAAGTAAGTGGCGTGTAATAGCTTCAGCATAAGTATGAAACCAAACGTTCAACCAGTAACAAGACAACTTACTCAACGTACCTACTTAGGTGTTGGGTATGTTCATTGTTTCTTGAATGAAAGTTCTGGTGAAGATGAGTTTTTTCCTTGTAGTGAAGCTGAATATTTAAAACTGGGTGAAGTAGGTGGAAATGCACACAATCCTGTACGTGCTGGTTATACATGGAAATATTCACTTGGAGGTACTGACAAAGTAGATACTCCAAACACCCTACTTGGTGTAGATGAATATTGTATTAGAAATGGCAAGGCAGTTTCGCTCTTAGCAGATGCCAATGGTATAGATACAGCCTACCTTGAATTACCCTTGTCTGCAGTTGACAGTAAAGGGCTTTTAAACGAAACAGTGGTAACAGAATTAGGATATGGCAATAGCATTTGACGCAAAAACAAAAGCAACACCAACAGGAGCTGGCAGTAGTTCCATTACTTTTTCTCATACAGTAACTGGAACTAATCCATTCCTTATCTTGGGTGGTCAAACCTATAACTTTTCTACTGGCACACCTACCCCAACTGCTACTTACAACGGGACCACTATGACAGTAGTGGCTCAAGATATTAAGGACTATTCGTTAAATAACTATAGA